AAAATTATTCTGATATATCAGCAAATGGATTATCGGATAATAATTCAACAACAAGTGAATATTAAAGTTTACTATATCTAAAGTAGGAGATGTATATGCCGATAAGTTACCTAGATCCAAGTAGTAAAAAAATAATTAGAGAACCACTAGTCAAGAGGTTTAGATCATTTTATAGATCTCCAAGAAAGAGTGGCCAGGAAAATCTCTTTAATCAAAAAGTTTATATGGATATAAACAGATTGTATCTAGAATTAGAACTTCTCGACACTGCTATATTTGATAAGGTAAAGATTTTTTCAGGAGCGGAAAAAGATGAAACCCATGAAATTAGAACCGTTTCAGATGCAATAACTGGTGAACAATACTACGGTAGGGTCTACGACCTATCCGCTGACTCAGTTTCACTCTACGACTACAGTGCAAGTGATACAATAGACTACCTAGAGACTACGGATACAATTGGCGGAAGTTTGTCAAGATTATTTTATAAAATTAATAAATTAGAAAAACAGACTGGATAATCAACTAAAATGTCAGATTACTTAAACACCGAAAATAAAACAATACAGTACAACGGTCCTGTAGATAGTGCTGACTTTAACATGAGGGCAGAACAGAACTATCAAGACTTAGTCCACCTCTATAATAGATCTGGTGTTTTAGATCAAAAGTTAAGTCAGGCTTTTGAAAGAGTATTAAAAGATCATTTATTTATTTCTAGAGCTATAGCAGATTTAGAAGATAGGGTAAAGGCGATTGAATACAATGCTGATTCAGCCTATAAGAAGCTCTCCATATATAGCTATTCTCAAATAGACGTAGCTGGTTTTGTGAGTGACTCACAGTTTGCACTCTCCAGTTCCGAAGCACTGAGTTTTGATCATGTATATAATTTGATTACGCTACCTAAAGTTGATGGTTCTTCTTATTCTAAGCTTAAGTTCTTTAGCGGTTTAGGGGAACAAACAATTCCAGATTTTCTAGAAACAAAAATGAAAAATGACTTTGTTAGCGTTGACACACCTGGCGCACTAGTGGACACTAGCCCAATGTTTCATGCACTATTAGATAGGTCTGATAAATTTTGGAAAAGAAATGTTATAGCCAACTCAGCTTTGGGATCTGGCGCTCAAATGTTTGCCTACTACAAGATCCCCAATGCCTATTCTGGGTCTGACACATCAAACTACTTGTCTCTATCTCCATACCCGTTATTTGGAGTGGACATCCTTTCTATTGAATACACAACAAAGATAGAGCCATCTTTAGAAGAGTCTGATGGATGGACTCCTTTGAACTTTAACAGATTGTATGATAGCGAATCTGATGCGATAGGTAGAGTCCCTCCAGGTGGATGGTCAACGGTCGGTTCAGATATTGTGCTTAACTCTGGGCCAATGGGGTTCTATTTCCCTCCAATAAAAATTACTGCAATTAGGATAAATATGAGGCAGAGAAATTATATTGTAGAAAATGGTAAATATGTATATACATATGGTTTGTCTGACCTGGATGTAAGATCACAAAGGTTCCTGGAAACTGGAAGAACAATAATCAAGTTTACCGCCCCAGAAGGAACATTGATCTATTCAGTAGACGAGGTCATACCTAAAATGTATAATGTTCCTGAGGAATTAATATCTACTGCTTTCAGCTATAGGGTCATCTACAAGGACAGCGGTGTTTATACACTTGATGAGGTTTCTGGTTCATCTTCAGTTTGGATAGAAGTAACCCTAAATCAGCTTGGAGATGGAACAGCTCCAGTCCTATCTGATCTAATAATCAATTATAGCTAATTTTAATAGTTAATAAGTAGCTATTTCATTTTACTATAAATAGCACATTATTCTTTTAAGGAGACTATAAAATGGCAACTTACTACGTTGGTCCAAGACCAGTACTGAAGGGGCGCACAACTGCTGATATGATCGGCCCAAAGGGCGTCGTCGGCACATACTCCTACTACCCTCTTAAGGGCGGTAGTCATGTATTAGACGGAGCTCCAGATAACAACCATACCCCAGGAACTGGCCACCATCCAGGTAACGTTCTTCTTTCTCAGCTTTTTAATGGTTCTACTCTTTATGCAGGGACCACTCCATTAGCTGGAACATTTGCAGATGGAACTACTACATTTGGTGGGATGAGATTCCGCCCGAGTGAATACAAGGGCCTTACAACATCTAAGGCACTAGATGGCGGTCACGTAAAGCGCACAACCGCTTACAGTCTCTATAGCAACTACATCTTTGACGGTGTAACCTCAGCAGAAGCATTCGCTGGCTTAGGTCATGCAGAGCGCACAACTGCTTACAGCCTCTACAGTAACTATATCTTTGACGGTGTCACCTCAACAGAAGTAATGAAGGCAGGCTACGGACAAGCTAATACTGCTAGTGAATACGGTCGCAATAAAGTCGGTGAGTACAAAGGTGTACCATCAGCAAAAGCCCTTTAATAACAAGGAGAAACAAAATGCCAGATCAAAAATTAATTAAAGACGTACTCGAAAGAGCTCTTTGGACTGCAGCGCAAACATTCATTGCTGTTTATACAGTCGGTGGAGTTGACCAAGCTAAAGCAGCAGCAACAGCTGCAGCAGCTGCAGGGCTTAGCGTCATCAAAGGATTCGCAGCAACAAAAATTGGAGACAAAGACTCTGCTGCAACTTTGAAATAATTAGTTAAATACAACATAAAAAAATCCTAACTGATATACTGTTCAGTACGGAAACCGACGCATCTACTTAGCGTAAGATAGTTATCCCGCCCCAATTAGGGCGGGATAACTGTTTTAAAGGGTCTCTTATGTAAGTTTTTATATATTTGTCCAGGGTTAACAAGGATTATAAATGTTTTTAGATCAGTTAAATACGGTAATTAGAGACAAAGCTCTTCCATTAGATGTTGCTGAAAAGTATCTGAACCTATACATAGGTGAAGCAGATTGGAAAACGCACATTTCAAAACTATGGATGAATCTTGAAAACAAGAATAAGAATTCTGACATAAGTAAAGAAGATATAAAGAGAGCAATATCCTGCACGATGTTATTGCCAACAATGGAGAGAACAAATATCCCCGATCCAGTCCACCTTATTTTATTTTGGTGCCCTACCTGGAATCAGTATAAAGAAAGAGATTGGTTTTCTTTATTTTTAGAAATAGTTAAGAAAGATTTATATATCCAAACCAATCAAAACGAGTTACTATCGATTGGCGTCATCGATCCAATTGATTATTCTCCATTAACCAGACAAAGCTTTAATTGGTTATATAATCAGGCGGAACAAAACGGTGATTTAAACGATAAAAATAAAGACGTTGTAACTAAAAAAATGCAAAACCTAGTAAGGATATATGGTGGTGCAGTGATATCAAATATTTTTCAAAATCACAAGAATGTAGTAGACAAAGTTTTTAACTGGAGAAGTGGATATTTTTTCGAAAGAGAAATATATAACGTGTATAATTATGACCAGATAAAAAAGATCAAGAAAACAGAAATAGAAAAATTAAACCCCAAGTACGTAAAAACTTTAACGGTAACAAAATAAGGAGATAGAATGTCAGAAGAAATCGAAAACGGAAATCCAGATCTAACACCGATTGCTACCAAGCAATCTTCTATGTTCTTATTTAAATTAACTGATGATTTCATAGAACCATATAGGTCTAAGTCTGCACCATTTGGATATAGGGATGCAGCTGGGAACTCCGTTGGAGAGATAACATTTCTTCGCACTTACTCTAGATTAAAAGAGGACGGGACTAAAGAGACATGGTCTGATGTATGCGAAAGAGTTATTAACGGAATGTACTCCTTGCAGAAAGAACACTGCAAAAAGAATCGCCTACCATGGAACGATGCTAAAGGTCAAGCTTCAGCTAAAGAAGCTTTTGATAGATTATTCAATCTTAAGTGGACTCCTCCTGGTCGTGGTCTTTGGGCTATGGGTACAAACATTGTAAACATACAAAAGAATTCTGCAGCACTTCAGAACTGTGCGTTTGTTTCTACTGGTGAAATGAATAAGTTTAACCCGGCAAAACCGTTTGCATTTCTTATGGAAGCATCGATGCTTGGAGTTGGTGTGGGATTTGATGACAAAGGTGCCGACAAAGATTTTACAATCTTTAAGCCAAAGGTCTTAGAGATAATTAAACCAATCGTTATTCCTGATACAAGAGAAGGCTGGGTCGATTCAACAGCTCTATTGTTAAATTCATATCTAAAACCAGAACAAGACGCAGTTGATTTTGACTACAGCGTAATCCGTCCAGCTGGCACGCCCATTAAAACATTTGGTGGAGTAGCTGCTGGTCACGAGCCACTTGAAAAGCTACATAAACATATTCGTAAAATGTTTTCTGGACGCAGTGGAGAGAAGCTAACTCGTATAGATATAGCAGACATCGGAAACGTTATTGGTGTATGTGTAGTATCTGGAAACGTCCGTCGTTCAGCTGAGTTGTTGATTGGCCGTTTAGATGATCAAGATTTCTTAAACTTAAAAAATTCAGAACGCTTTCCTGAACGTAACTCATATGATTCATCTGCTCCAGGCTGGGCTTGGATGTCTAATAACTCTGTAGAAACAGCGGTCGGAGCAGATTTATCTTCCATAGTAGAGGGTATATCTCTTAACGGTGAGCCTGGAGTTCTATGGATGGACATGTCTCGCAAATATGGTCGTTTAGCTGATCCACCAAACAATAAGGACCATAGAGTGGCGGGCTATAACCCCTGTGCAGAGCAGTCTCTAGAGTCCTACGAGTGCTGTACGCTTGTGGAGACCTATCTCAATAGGCATGACACCCTAGAGGACTATAAGCGTACTCTAAAGTTTGCATACCTCTATGCTAAGACTGTTACCCTCCTTCCTACGCACTGGGAAGAGACTAATGCAATCATGCAACGTAATCGTCGCATTGGTGCGTCTATGTCTGGTGTTGCAAACTTTGCTGATCGCGTTGGAGTTCCGGCACTTCGTGAATGGATGGACCAAGGATATAAGACTATTCAGCGATATGACAATGTCTATTCTGAATGGTTGGGTATTCGTGAATCAATTAAGATGACGACTATTAAACCTTCTGGGACTGTATCTATTCTTGCTGGCGAGTCACCTGGCGTACACTGGACACCGGGTGGTAAATACTTTAATAGAACTATTAGATTCTCTAACGAGGATCCGATGCTACCGCTATTCAGAATGGCCAACTACAAGGTTGAAGCCGCTGCTGAATCTCCCAATACAACTTCCGTTGTGTATTTCCCAATTAAATCCGATGCTGAAAGAGCTGAAAAAGATGTTACAATCTTTGAAAAAATGTCTTTAGCTGCAACCGCGCAACGTTATTGGTCAGACAATTCTGTATCTGTAACAATATCTTTTAATAAAGATACCGAGGCGGAACATGTTGGAACGGTACTTCATATGTACGATGGACAACTTAAGACAGTTTCGTTTTTACCAAGCGGCAACGACACGTATCCACAAATGCCGTACACTCAAATAACAGAAGAAGAATATACGGAAGCTTCGACATCGTTGTTCCCGATAGATCTAGCTGGAGTGTATGCCGGTATGGCTGCCGATGCAATTGGTGAACGTTATTGTACGACTGATTCTTGTGAAATTAAATTTATTAAGGACAACATAAAAGTATAGGAGAGTTTTACTATGCCGGATGACAAAAATTTTGATAAGATATTTTCAGAAATAACTTCTCCACAAAATATAGGAGCCATGCCAAGTATAGCTGGCGCTTTATCATTAAATAACGCAAGAGATTATTCTTTATTTTTGTCTGAACTAATCATAGCTATACAGGAAATAAATTTAATTATAGTTAATCTTACTGAAGATTCTGATGAGCCATTTGAGATACCACTTGAAGTAAAAGAAATCCTAGAGATGCTATACGCAAAAGCAAAAGATTTCAACAACTATATGGTAAACTTAGATCAAGATGATATAGGATACTATGTCTACATAGACGAAGAAGAAGATTATGACGATGAGCCAGAAGACAGAAAATGAAGATTACGATAATAGTACAGTACCCGTTCTAGATAAGGGTTATGTTAGGCTAGTCGATGTCATGGGTAGTGATCTATCTGTGGTTAATGCCGCAAGAGCATCTTTTGCCAAGGAATCAAATGAGCTTTCTGTACAAGACGCAAGACTCATAGATTTTTTAGCAAGAGAAAATCATATGTCACCGTTCCGTCACGCATTTTTGACATTTGAATTTAAAGCTCCGCTCATGGTAGCTAGGCAACATTGGAAATATGTTGTTGGATCAGATCATACAATGGATTCATGGAATGAATCTTCCAGAAGATACATAACCATGGAACCAGAATTCTATATACCTGGACCAGAGCAGTGGAGACTCGCTGCAGAGAATAAAAAACAAGGTTCTTCTGGACTAGCTGGTCCATGGACTGGATCCATATTGAATACAGAACTAAAACAATTAGTTGAAAAGTGTGAATCCATGTATAATATGGCTCTTGAACAAGGTATTGCACCGGAGCAAGCTAGGTTGTTTTTGCCAGCATATGGGATGTATGTTGTGTATAGGTGGTCATGCAGTCTCCAGTCTGTAGCCTTATTCTTAAACCAAAGATTGGGAGAAGAATCCCAAGTTGAGATTCAAGACTATGCAAAAGCAGTGTATACTTTAACAAAGGAAAAGTTTCCAGTATCAATAGATAGACTAGTTTCAATACATGTATAAAAATATACTATTGTTTATAACATTCTCCTTTTTGATTAACTGGACGATAAGTTTGCAGATGTTAAACCAATCCTCTAAACAGAAGAGTATTAAATTTACAGCAATCGCGATGGCTTTGGCTACGGCAACCATTGCAGGATTTATAATCTCCCTTGTATCATGACGGTAGTATGTAAAAAGGATAGATAATGGCAGCCTCTAAATTAAATTATATTGTAGTGTACAAAAACCACAGTCAAGTCTATGGTTGTTCTTCAAAGAAAATAGCCCTAGAATCACCCCCACCAGAGGGTTATACAAATGATGATAAGAGAATACTATTTGCAACATTTGAGCCAGATACAAGTTCGCTATGCGTCTACCCTGTATCATTGGATGATGAAAGTATCGAAGAAGTAAAGGTAAAGAAAGTAAGAAAGAAAGATGGCTAAAAAACAAATTAATAAAAAGAAAGTAAATATCAAGTTACTTCCTGGGCAAACATATATAATTCTTAACGCAGAACAAATGTTTCAAATATCAACAGCATTGATACATGTATCTGCTAGTATAAAAAATGAGAAAGAGCGTTTAGATCTTTTAAAAATTAGCGAAGAAGCAACTAAAGCAATTACGGAAAATCAATACACGGGAGATATATACGATGAAGAAGAAAACTGGACTTAACTTAGGGGTTATTGCAACTTGCGTAGCCGTTGGGATATATGTGGCGTATGGGCAGAAAAGAAAAAAAATGATAGGAACAAACTTTTTTACTGACGAAAAACTTTCTCAAGCTGCAAAAATATATAATCCAAAAAGTAGTTTTATAGAATTCTTTGATAAAAAAAATATACAAGAAGCGTATAATAGATACGAAAAGTATGTTGATCTTGGCTTGAACAAAGACGATGCATTCAAGGCTGTAGTAGAGGATGACAGAAATATATGATAGATTTATGTGTCGTAAATTACAATACTAGGCCACTCCTGCGCAGGCTGCTAGATAACTTACACGAGGGTGTGAGTGCGGATAATAAGTTTTGGAATCTATACATAGCTGATAACGATTCGGGTGACGATACAATCGAATGGTTAAAGGAAAATGACGATAGGTATCAAATAGATAGAATAGATTTAAACAAGAATATTGGATACTCAGCAGCTATTAATAAGCTAGCATCTAGGGGAAACAATAGTGTTATCGGTATTCTAAATGCAGATGTATGGTTTACCAATGAGGACATCAGAAAAATATGTCAAATTTTTGATCAAGAACCAGACGTTCATATTCTTGGCCCAAAACAAAGAGATGAATATGGAAACATAAAACATGGTGGCATAACAGGAACCGGTAAAAATCCCATTATGAGGGGATGGAATGAAAGCGATCCAGAAGACATCCTATATAGAGATAGGGTTAATTGCGTAACGGTTGCCGGGTCCGCATACTTTATTAGAAGAAATGTATGGGACGCCATGACTAATAATGAGAAGTACCAAGAGATGTTTCCAGGCATCAAAGGCGCTTTTTTGCCAACACCTCATTACTACGAAGAGACTTGGTGTTCGTATTTTGCCCGTTACTTAGGCTATAATGTAGTATATGATGGTAGTGTATCGATTGGTCACAGTTGGCACGCTTCATCTCCAAAACCAGGAGAAGGCTACAGCCACGCTGATGCTCAATTCAAAGTAAGCCAATCAATATTTCGCAAAGCCTGCGATTACATAGGAATAGAAAGAGATTAAAATGTCAGATCAATTTAACGTTTACTTATATAACGCAGAAGTAGTTAAGGTAGTAGATGGAGATACTTTTAAGGTCATTGTTGATCTTGGTTTTGAGGTTAAGTTCGGACCTAAAAGCGTAAGACTGTATGGTGTGAACACTCCAGAAAGTCGTACGACAAACTTAGAAGAAAAGAAAATGGGATTAGCTGCAAAAGAATTTACAGACCAATGGATCAAAAAAGCCAATAGCAAAATAAAGATAGAAACCATTTTAGATAAGAACGAGAAGTATGGCAGAATCCTGGGTAGAGTATGGAACGAAGCTGGCGAATGTCTCAACACTGAAATTGTTAAAGCTGGATTAGCTAGAGAGTACTTTGGTGTAGGCGATAAAACATTTGGCGAATTTAAATGAAAAGAATAGACTTAATCCCTAAGGTCTCCGTATACAGGGGTTATATACCGAATGTAGACGAAGTTTTATCTTTTTTAAAAAAAACTAAAGATGAAAAAAATAAAGACTCATTTATAAATGAATGGGAAACATGGAGTGAAACTGGTTTTGTTTCTATGGGTAATGATATTTTTAGTTTTGATTCTAATAATGTAAATGAAATTTATAAAAAAGAATATAATATGTTAATTGAGTTAACGCATTGTATAAGAAGAATTGCACACGAATATATAGACCAGTGGAAAAATATTGATTATTGGAAATTTGATTTTGATCCTAATAATATAATCAAAGATTGGCTGATGAAAGACAATAATTATTTAGTAAACTACGCACCATTCGATTATCTAATGCATGGGGTAACAAAACCAGAAAACAGATTAGCAATGAGTTATCACACTGATGCGCATCAATTTGATACAGAATCAAAAAAAGTTCATCATTTATTTACAATAATAGCGTATTTAAACGATGACTATGAAGACGGAGAAGTTTCTTTTTACGATGAAAATAATTTTACAATAAATTATTACAAACCTAAAAAAGGAGATGTAGTTGTTTTTCCTAGTTTTTACCCATATTTTCACGCAGTAGAACCAATTACAAATGGGCAAAAATTTATTTTAAGAACTTTTGCTCTTCATAATTATGAAGGTTCTAAAAAATGGAATCGTCTTTACGAAAAATTGGGTAGTAGATGGCTTAATATAGAGGCTAGTCGTATTGAAAAAGAATGGAATAATTCAAAGTATTTTAGAATACCAGTTTTTGAAGATGATTCAGAAGATTTTATTGAAAGCATACATTATACTATGGGAAATGTTATTCCATTCCCCTATACTAGAAAACAATTTAAAGAAAAATTTACGATTAAGTTGGAAAGCTAAAATGCAAACTAGAGTATTTTTATCAGGAGCGATAGAAGACATTCAATCTGACTTTAAATACACTTGGAGGAATCAGGCGACCTCTCTTCTAAATCATAGGGGCTTTAAGGCAGTCAATCCAATGGACTATGCCTTAGAAGAAAAAGACTGCCAGCCGAAAGAAATAGTAGACAAAAATCTTTTTTTGCAAAAAAGCTGTGATATTATTTTAGTAGAATACACATTACTCTATAGGGCATACATTGGAGCAGACTTTGAAATGACCTGGGCGCATTTGAACAATCAACCAGTAATCGTTTGGGCACATCAGGATCTACAGCACAGAATTTATCTTAAGTTTCTTGCTACAAAAGTTGCGGATACCCTTGAAGAAGCTGTAGAATATATATCTAATACATATCCATCAACTAAATAAAGGAAATAATATGGCAGAAAATAAATTCAACTACTTTGAAGTAACCACTTCTTATGTTGTTAAGGCTAAGAACAAGTCAGAGGCTGAAAAGATTGTCCTTGGACGCCGTGGCGTTAAGGGTGAAGTCATTACCAGTAAGACTAATGTAGATCGAATCTCGGCTGTAGAAGTCCGAGAAATGTTGGAGATCTAAAAATTCTATTAACTAGAGGGTAGCACTATTTGCTTAGTGTTACCCTCTACAAACCTTAAGGAAAGTATATGATATACGCTCAAATGGTGGGCAGAAATGAAGAGGGAAGATTTCTAGAAGAAGTTCTAGAAAGGCTTTCACAGCAAGTAGATGGTATTGTTTTTACTGATGATTGTTCTACTGACAACACAGTTAAAATAGCAGAAAAATATTGTCATGTTTATTCAACTTCAGAAAACCTATTCACAAAACATGAGGGTCAACTAAGAGCTTTTGCTTGGTCTAATATGTGCCAGCATGCAAAGCTCGGTGACTGGATTATAGCAATTGATTGTGACGAAATGCTATATAATAAAAACGACATAGACAATCTTGATATTTCATCTGTTCTATCAAAGTCGCCTTATGATGTTGTCAATGTTCGCTTCTATCATATGTGGAATGCAAATCAATGGCGCACAGACAAACTGTGGGTCCCAAATAATAGTAGTAGGATTTTTAAATTCAAAGAAAATGGTGGCTTCAATAATAGAAGATTAGCTTGTGGTTCAGAACCTACATATGTAGCTGACTGGATTGGGCAAAGAAACTTTTGGATTGAGTCAGGCTTAGTCATGAAACACCTGGGTTACATTAAAGATGAGGATAAGATATCCAAACATGAAAGATATTCAACTTTAGATGGTGGCGAATTTCACGCGTTAAATCATATCAACTCAATTATAGATCCAAATCCAGTCTTAATTGACTGGGGAAATTTCTTAAGGTAGGAAAAATGAAAAAAGATATTAGAATTGCAACACACGCACAAACGATTCAGTCGCTAACTCTAAAGATGTTATCCAAGGAACGTTTTGCTTATGTTAATTTTCCTCGATCAGCACTGATTGCTATGGGTAGTCCAGATATGAAGAAAGCTTCTAAAGATTTTGGTGATTCAATAAGTAAATCATTTAGTATTAATGATAAGAACTTTATGAAAGGAATACCTTTAGCCTTTGTAAATTCTAATGATTCAGATAATGAATTAGATTACTCAAAGGTTGACTCCAAGCAGGTTTACTATAACTCAACAACGCTTGAGAATTACTTTAATAATAACGAAATAGCTTTTACATCTTTTGTGGATTTTTATATAAGGAATACTCCGTATGTTGTAGTTACCTTTCATGATAGAAAAGTAATTACAAGAGTTTTAGGATCACCTGTCGACACAATCTATGTTCCATATAATGATTATTATGATAAGTTAGATTCTATAATCGAAACTCTGGCAACCTATACTGGTAAAGTTGATACAGTTATTTTGGATTGTCCGTTACTTTCTGCTGCTTTAGCAAGCAAGATATGGGATGAATTAAATTTCTCTATAATAGATTTTGGGAAGGTAATCGGTTTTGCTCGAGCAAGATTTAGCAATAGGATTTCCCAAAATGAAAAAACAGATTGAAGACAAAGAGGATGATCTATTTTTAATAGATCTTTTATTGGATTCAGATCTAACCATTTCAGCTATAGCTAAAGAACTTGGTTATTCATTTGTTCAGTTAAATAAAAAAATTAATTCACTTGGTCTCTCTTGGATCAAGGAGCAAAAGAAAAAAACATCAAGAGGCCAAGCTGCGCTTACTCAGGCAATGCAAAAGCTTTTTCCTGGACAAAAGATCATAAATGAATACCACTTAGGCGAGCGTCTAAGAATAGATGTATACTGCCAGGAGTATAGAATAGGCGCAGAATTTCATGGTAGGCAACACTTCTATTACACTGAAAGATTTTTTGAATCAAAGTATGATTTTATTCAGGCTCAAAAAAGAGATGAAAGAAAATTAGAGCTCTGTAAGCAAGAGGGAATAACATTAATTGTATTTAGATACAATGATGAATTAAGTGAACAAGCTGTTTATGATAGACTATTGCAAGCAATAAGATTGAGTCCCAATGTACCAGAAAAAATAAAGGCAGATAAGAAAAGCATCACTCAAAATAAATTTTATCAGGATAGAAAAAAGCAATACAACGAAAGAAAGAAAGAGACATATAAAAAAATGAAAAGCAGAAGAGATAATCATGAGTGATATTGAATCTTCTTCTATAACCCACCCAATTGAATATCAGATATTTGCCTTATCTTTTAGAGAAAAAGGAGCAATATCTTATTTCAAGGATAACCTAGATCCACAGATTGTTGGGATTAACGACAATCAATTAGGGATACATGAATTATATACTGCGCTCTTATCGTATTCTTCACGTACCGAACTAGATGTAGTGGATCCAGTTACATTTAGAAACTGGATACAGTTAGAAAGTAACGTTTATGAGGCATTGAATGGCGACATCGGAGTCGCAAGCCTGATGAAGGTATTAGAAAGTATGCAGTTGGCAACTCCTGAATCGGTTACCCAGGTTCTTAAACATAAAGATAATAAAATTAAACAGAAAAATTATCTAAAAGAGTTAGAGATAATCATAAGTCAAAAGGGTATGAAAACCGAAGAAGATCTTGCTAGAATGTCTGAGATTTCCAATCTCATTAACGACTTAGAGAACAGTGCCAGCTATGATCCGCTTGATGGAGTTGTAACGGCTAACCAAATAATAGAAAAGATTGACTCGCTATTAGATACTCCAGACTTTTTGCCAACTCAGTTTAAGTCTTTGAATAGGGCAATGGGGTATACCAACGAGGGAGGCTTCTTTAAGGGGGCGGTACATGCGATCATAGCAGCCTCAGGAAAGGGTAAGAGTACATTTGCTAAATGTTTAGTGAATCACTGGTTAGATTCTGGGTATAAAGCTTTATACATAAACTTTGAAGAAGCTAGAAACCACTGGGAACGTATATTGATGACCCAAATAACTGGCAAGAACGTTTATTCAGAAGTAGATAAATGGTCTGAGGAAGAAAAAAATAAACATATTAAAACTTTTACAGATAAGTTAACCGAATGGGGTGATCGTCTAATGGTCAAGCACGACCCAGACACTCCATATTTTGAGGATCTAGAAAGCTGGCTAAGGGATATCTTAATCCAGGGTGAACACCTGCCCGACGTTATAGTCATCGACACTATCCAATCAATGTTCACTAGGTCTAAGGGCAAAGCTAGATGGGGTGAATTTGAAGAAATGATGGTTCGTCTTGAAAAAATAGCTAGAGATATGAATTGTGTATTGATAATTACCGCACAAGAAAACTCAAATAGAATGAAAGAAAAAAGAGAAATAGTCATGCAGTCAGACACCGGTGGTTCTTTAGCCATACAACAAAAGTGTGCGGTAACTATATTCATCACAGAAAAAAAATTAGTTAGCGGTGATGATTCGGAAGATGAAAATGTAATGCAGTTACAGATACCAAAAAATAGAATTACTGGTTCAACATTTTCTTATGAGCCACCACTAGTTAGATATGTGGATTCTAAAAAGTCTTACGTAGAGTACGAAATGGTTACACCCGGATCCTATGATGCCTCATCAATTTTAGATGACTTATTAAACAATGGAGATTTTAACTAATGAAATTAATCACGCCAGAATCCTTAAAAGACTTTCAAACTTGTTCATTATTATATGAATATAGGTATAATCAAAAACTACCAGAGTCAATAGGTGGCAGAGATTTACTATCTCTTAGATTTGAAAATACTTTAAAAGAAATTATATATTACTTCTTTTATAAAAAACAAGGGGGTTACACACCCTCGTATGCATCGCTTTTAAATAGGTGGGAAAAACTTTGGTTTGCTGATGATGTTTCATCATATGATATTATGACAGAGCAGCATGAAAGCGCATATGGAAACAGTGCTAGCCTTACAACTAAGGCCGCTTCCGCCCTATTGTCTTTTTACGAAAACTTTTCAGACGAAGAATATATACCTATTGCGATAAACGAAGATTGCATTATGCCAGTTACTCCAAAGGTTAAAATAAAAGACAAATTTGATATTATACTTTATAAAGATAATAAATATTATGTTATTAAGATAATGTTTAACTACAAGAATAGTCACCAATATATGTATCAAGTAAACTTTGCTACCATGTATAATGCTTTTGCAGTAAAGCATGGTCCTAGAATTTCTAAGGCATCTTTTGGTTATATAGATTTATTAATGCCTAAAGTTTCTTTTGTTGATTTTGAAGTAACAAAAGAAGATCTTGATTCTTTAAGATTTTGGGCCGATGAATTGGAGCAAGCAGAAAAATTTATTCCAAGAAGAGGATTGACTTGGTATTGTAAAAAATGTCCTTTCGATAAACCCTGTTCGAAGTGGTCAAACTGGTCAAAAAATGCAGACAAGTAGATTTGGCGTAATGCTTGAAGATAAGGTATCTAAGTGTCTATTTACGCTTGCAAAAGAAAATAAACAAACTCCATATGAATACTTAACAGCTACAATAGATGAAAAGTATAAAATTTATTTAAAAGAAAGACTAGATTGGGATTGATACAATGAGTAAAAAAAGTATATTAGATGAGTTATTAGATGAAGATGTTTCGTTTAAGGTAAACGAAGAAGAAGATAAGTTATTAAGTCCTCTTATAGAGGAAATTAATCTTATCTCCAGTCATCAGATCAAGCTATTTGTTAGATCAATTTTGCTTCAGGCGAAAACATTTTGGAAAATACCATCTAGTTTTTCTGGTAAGTATCATCCAGCTGATGAGCATGGTGTTGGCGGTAATGTTCTTCATACAAAAAGAGTTGTCAAAGTTTCTACGGTAATATGTGATTCGTACGGATTAATTGCACATGAAAAAGATATAGTGTATGCAGCTTGCTTACTACATGATGTAACCAAAGGCATATCCCATGACGATAGTAAGGAAGATTTTTTTTACGACCCGATGCATCCATATACAGTTGGCGCTTTTGTCAAAAAGTGTCAGGAAAATGATAAAAAATATGGTTCAGAGTCTTCATCTTCTACTCTTTTTTTGGATGAAGAAACTGTTCAGTCAATACTTAGACTGGTGAGATGTCACCTTGGTCCATGGTCTCCCATCCCGGAAACTGTGCCTAGCAGTTATATGGACATGATAGTACACCTATCGGATAACGTCGCTTCAAAACTGCATACATTTGTTAAAATTGGTGAGGACAAGTGACAATAGAGAATCCAGACAAAATGCATGTGAGAGCGTACATAAATGAATCTTTAGAGTTTCTTATAAGGGAATCTATATATTATAGATCTAACAATGAAAATATTTTACAAGACAATCGACTAATAGCTTGGCACATAGAAACGGATAGTGGTAAAATACATATACCATGAAACTTCCTTTAGATAAAGATAAATTTATTTCTCAATGGAAATATGTTGAGGTAGCTAGATATGTACCCAACCTAGATAGAGTTATTAGAGATAAAAATGGTGATGATCCAGTCTTCTATGAAATGGAAAACATAGATCAATATAGACAGAAGCACAATAATGTTGGGCTGTACACTTCTATCTGGCATTTTAATGCTCCTGATATAGCTAAAGCTATTAGATTGGGATCATTATACTTTGATTTAGACAGTGAAGATATGAATTTGTGCTACGAAGAAGCGCAGAGACTACACGGTTATCTTTCTATGTACATTCCACAAGAGTCATTACTAGTCTATTTTACTGGGAAAAAAGGTTTTCATATAGAGTGCGAAGCAATTGGACTAGGGATCAATCCAACAAATGAACTACCAAAAGTTTTTAGATACATAGCGAATAAGCTAAAAGAGGATCTATCTATTTCTTCAATGGATTTTAGCGTTTATGATATGAGAAGAATGTGGAGGCTACCTGGCTCATTACACCAGGCAACCAAGCTATTTAAAACTCTATTACCAAGAGACATATTCTTATCTGGGATAGATAAGATCACCTCCTATTCGAGTAAGCCGCAGCCGTTTGACGTAATCGAACAGTCCTTTGATTTTAAAGCCAATGAATGGTACAGGCAGTTTACTTATCAAATGGAAGAAGATAAAAATAAACCAAAAGATATACTGCAACATTTTAATAAGTTTGGTTCTTCTAATCTAAAATCTTTTGATCAAAATCAAAAAATATTTGAGAAAGAAATACTTTGGCTAAAGTGTCCATCGATAAAAAGACTACATGAGCAAGCTGAGAATTCTCACTTCCTAGAGCACGAAGCTAGATTATTTTTATGTTCTATACTAACGTATAGCGAAGAATCAATCAACTATCTACATGAAATACTAAGCAGCTGCGAGGATTACAATCCAAGTAAATCACAAGCTCACATAAATGACTGGGTAAGAAGAAGGGAACTAGGCATAGGCGGAAGACCTTATACTTGTGAAAGGGCCAATTCGGTTGGAGTAGGATGCGGTAGTTGCTCTCTTGAGAAGAAGAACAAGTGGGTTAAAGTTGGAGATAGATTTATAGAGACTCAAGAAAAATCTTCTCCATCACCAGTTCGATTTGCCTACAAATCCGCAACGAGAAAGGAGGAGTAATGCAAGATGATGATGATGATGTAATCGGGTTGTGTACTGACTGTGGAACCGAACAAACAGATAGACAAATGCATAGTAGTGCGTTTGCCCAAGCCGGACTGCCAGCAGTATGTAGATATTGTAAAGGTGTGGTGACAGTTTGTTATAGACGCGATAGAGATAATGTATTGAATCAAATAAATACTAAAAGAGGACTTAAGTGAAAAACTGGACCAATCTTCATAACCATACCATATTCTCAATGCTGGATGGTCATGGTAACGTAGAGGAATACCTATCAAGAGCTAAGTCTTTAGGCATGAGTGGATTAGCCACAACTGATCACGGTAATATACATTCATGGTTAGATTTTTATGACGCTGGAAATTCGATAGGGGTTAAGCCAATCTTGGGATCAGAGTTATATCAAGCTAGAAAAACTAGATTTGATAAAGACGAAGAAGAAAGATCAGGTCCATCTAAAAATGAATGGGAGCAGAGAGGTCCATATCATATAACTGTATTAGCTAAAAACAATATTGGTTATCATAATATAATTAAAATGTCTTCTAAAGCTTTTACTGAAGGTTTTTACGTAAAGCCTAGAGTAGATCATGATTTAATTGCTCAGCACTCTGAGGGCGTCATAGTCCTTTCTGGGTGTCTGAACGGGGAAGTATCACAAGCATTGCTTAGAAACGATTACAGCACCGCATTAAGGCATGCTGCAGCTATGCAGGAGATAGTCGGCAAGGAAAATTACTTTATAGAGATAATGAATCATGGGATAGAAGAACAGATAAAAATAATTCCTGACCTTATTAAAATAGCCAATCAAATTGGGGCCAAAGTAGTGCCGTCTGGCGACTGCCATTACGTGCACCAAAGCGATGCTCACGCCCATGATGTAATGTTATGCGTAGCAACAAACTGTAACGTACATACTCCTAATAGATTTTCTTTTTCTGAAGATAAATTTTATCTTCAATCTTATGACGAAATGTCTTCTGTATTTTCTGATGAATATTTAAAAAATACAATGCACGTGAATGACATGATAGATCTTAACTTAAAATTTGGCGAAATACATTTTCCAAACTTTCCTATACCAACTAAAGAATCTTCAACTGATTACTTTGAAAGATTAGCATGGGAAGGTCTCAAAAATAGATATGGTAATCCATTACCTGATCACATTATAGAAAGAGCTAACTATGAAATTAGAGTAGTGAAAGAGATGGGGTTTCCTGAATACTTCTTAGTCGTATCAGACTTAGTCCGTTGGGCCAAAGAAAACGATATTAGAGTTGGTTGGGGAAGAGGATCCGCTGCTGGGAGTATCTTATCATATGCTTTTGATATCACAAATCTAGATCCAATTAAATTCGGTCTTATGTTTGAAAGGTTCTTAGTCGAAGGAAGAAAATCAATGCCAGATATCGACTTAGACTTTGATGATAGACATAGGGATAAGGTCATTGATTATGCTAGAACTAAATATGGCAGTGATAAAGTGGCGCATATCTGTACGTTTAACAGAACTGGCGCCAGGCAGTCCGTAAGAGACGCAGCTAGAGCTTTGGGCCATGACTTTACGGTTGGAGACAAGGTAGCTAAGCTAATACCTCCTCCGGTATTAGGTGTTTCTAAATCATTAAAAGAATGTATGCAGGTGCAGGAATTTGCGAGCCTGTATAATACCGATGCTTTATCAAAGGAAATAATAGATACAGCTTTTGGATTAGAGAATCTAGTAAGGCAGACTGGTATTCACGCAGCTGGTATTGTTATATCTAAAGAAGCTTTAACAAGCTATCTGCCCACGATGCAAAAGGGCGTAGATAAGCCTGTCATAACTCAGTGGGACATGGGTCGAGTAGAGCAATGTGGTCTATTGAAAATTGACTTTCTTGGTTTAAGAAACTTAGG